TGCTATCGTCACTTCCGTAAAGGGACATTGGGACGCTCCAATTCTATAAGTTTCCTATATTTTATTTATTAGATCATGACTCTAGTAGTGCCTTACCTAAAGCAGCAACTAATTCATCATCTACTTTATTTCCTGTCTTAGCGGCTGCCTTCTTAAGCAACTTAATTAGGAAATCTTTGATAACAGAATCAAGATCATCAGGTATCCTATCAACTGCTTTGTTGATGATACTTATCGCAATGGGCATTAAAAAATTAATCATAGCTATGTAAAACGCTGTTATATATAGTCCTCTTCATCTTCCCATTTCTCCATAATGACACCTTCCTTTTCAAGTTGTGACAAAGAATAGTCAAGTATAACTACAATCCTCTCGTGAGTACCGTTATGTTGTGCCCAATGCTTGTCATGATCATGGAAAGCAAATGGTTCTCCTACCACCCAACTTCTTTTACGACCACGTACACTTAACCATGCACCTGGATCAGTAACTATAGGTACATGTAACCTCAATGAATCTATGTCACCACTATGAGGATTGATCTTTGTACCTGGTGATAACTTACTTATAGTACAACTCTTTAATAGTTTAGATTCTATATCAGGTTGTAATGCCAAATGAAATAAAGGACAACACTCCTTCATACTCTCAGTTAGTTTAGGTAGTACTTCCTGTACCTTCTCCACCGTAGTATTAAATAACTCAACGAATGAAACCATTTCGCTGAGTTCAAAGTCTTCTTCTGATGCTGTAGTACCAACAGCATTAAGTGGCATAGGGATGACTGTCCATGAGCCATCCCAAAGCTGCACCCTGCCAAGGTTCCTATCATCAACCCACTTATCTAATACCCATTCCTTTAAGATGGGTTGGTTTGTTTCTACAAACTTTAGAATCTCTGGGATAATCCATTTATGATGTACTTTTACATTCTGAAATGAGGACAGATGTGATATCATATCCTCTTGCCAAATTTTTCTCATATATTATGGGTCTGTATCCCTTTTAGGACACTCCTTCATTCCGTGTACTGGACAGTCTACACCCTTTCTCGTATGATTGCAAGCTTCCTTTAACTTCTCCTTGGGAACCTTCTTCATCTTCTCTTCAGAAGGTTTACGCCCGTCGGGATCTTCCAACGTGGGCATGATCTCGACAGGCCCCTTTACTTTTTTTCAGCGATGCTCCTGAAAGATGAGAATGATCTCTTCTCTTTAACAACTTTTTCTTCTGACTTAATTGCAGGTTCTACATATACAGTTCCGTGTGGTCCTGCAGGTAGTTCTGTGTTTACTTCATCCTGCTTTGCAGCTGGGTTAGCAGCGTGCTCATGCACAACTTCTTTAACTACTTCAAATGATTCAGCAGGTACTGCTTTCTCTATACCATGCTCAAACATAATATCATAGTGAGATACATTCCCTTCCTCGTCTAGTGTATGCATCTCACTAAGACAGTTACCAGCTCCCCACTCTGGGTGCTCCACTTTGGTAACGCATGAATGCTTTACTTTCTTAACGTCTGGCTTTCCTTCTTCACCCTTTGGTTCCGCAAGTTTCATACCTGGTGCATCACCACCACCTACACCATCAGCACCCTTACCTTTGATGTCTGTGCTAGCCATCTTAGCAGAGTAATCAAACCTCCACTCCTTCTGGACATCGTTCTGTACGACTGGTCCTTCAAACTTAGCGTTCTTTGTTATTGCTTCAGCAGCATACTGCGCTAAAGACTTTTGCTCGTGGTGATCCATCTTATCTTTAATAGGGTCTGTTGGGATTGTTTGCTTAACTGCAACTGTGCCAGCAGGTTTCTGTACCTTCTGTCCAGGAGTAAGCGACATAACATACTCTCGATATGCGTCAGTTCCAGTCTCGAAAACTTCTTGTATGTCAGTGATCCAAGTGCGGAAGGTTGTCTCTTCAGCAGTTAGACATAGTACATAGTTAGGTCCACGACGTAAGATCTTTCCGACCTGTCCGTTCTCAGTTAAAACCCACTCACCTTTTTTATATACTTCGTTCTTATAGAACTTATCACGGGTGATGTTTGCTTCCGCAACCTGAGTCTTTTTAGCAAAGTCAGAAAAGCTCTTCATTAATATATGTGTACATATCAGAGTTATTTATACTACCTTAATCCTTCCTTCACATCAGACATCAACGCAATCTTATCATTAGTATTCAAATCATCCGTACATCCCTTCATGAAATCCTCTGTTTTATCATTCTTTGCAAAGTCTCTGAGCTTACTTGCAGACATACCAGTAGCACCATCCGCGTCAGGATCTCGGTCTCCCGCAGATATCACCTGAATAGTATCAAATGCAAAGTCATCTGTTCTATTAGAACCATTTAATATTTTTTTAAACTGTTCAACCCTATCAGATCCAACTACCATTACTATATTCTTATACCCTAGCATCATCATATGCTGGCACGTTGTAATAATAGTTCTACAACACTCCTCATTATCAACAATATAATCTTCCAAGTCAGGAAAAGATTTCTTCATCCACATAACTTTAGTCCTAAAGTCTAAAGGATTTTTCTTAGGATCATGGCTCTTAGTTGGAAATATCATAACATCATTCTGAACAGCTTCACGAACGACTTTATTCAAAAGTTTTTGATGTCCTATAGTTGGTGGATTGAATCTACCAAATGTGAAATAACAAGTATCAGTAATATTAGCCATCGTTGTTACCCTCAACCCAATTTTTAGTAGCAGTGAAGTTAGCAGTACTGAAGGACAAACGATCAACTAACTTAACAGCTTTCTCTCCTTCCATAATAGCAACGTATCCCTCAGCAGCAGTAATGTCATATCCGTTATCCGTGCGAAGGTATGTACCAAACCGTTCACCCTTCTCAAGTTTACGAACAAAAAATTCCTTAGCCAGTTGCAAGTTCTTATAAAGATCAATGGTCCTGATCAAATCACTCTCATGATCTCTTATAAAATCTAACCCATCATATAATTTAGTTAACTTATTAGCTTTACCTTTAGGTGACTTCAATTTATCCGCAGCCTTCTTCACTTCTGTTTCAAAATACTGTTTAAATTCTTCAAGAACTTTCCTAGATGAACCCATCCTCTTACCTTCTCTAACATACTTGTTAAAGAATATCTTCAGTCTAGTTCCAATAACTAACTGATCTTTACTTTCAATATGTTCTTTAATAAGTTCTAAAACATCACCCGCAACAAGTTGAGAACTAGCATTCTTTATCTTTACTAACTCCTTCTGCTCATTAGAATCTATTAAAAGATCCTTTCCAAGTTCTCCAGTCTCAGCACTAAGTACTAATACATCCTTACTATCGTTTAACTTACTAACATCATATCCAAATGATGCTCTTAAATTCTGAATACTATTACCAGTATAAGTGGTGTGAAATACAACTCCTAACTTAGCACCATCAGCCTTACCATATAATTCATCCTCTTTTGGTATGCAATAAGTTATAGTATTAGGTTGAAAGATGATACAATCCTGTCCATGAATTTTCTTCTTTGATTTGTCATCAGTAAACAAAAGATCCCCCTGTGCTACCCCTTCAATTCCAAGTGCAGGAAGATACTTTAAGCAATCCTTCAACTTAGCAGCAAGACCAGGAGCATGGCCATGATTCTTATCTACATCAGAAGGATTAAAATTAACTTTAGCACCTTTATTAAAGATTGATTTAGTACCAACAAAGAAATAATCAGTACCTGGATATTTTCCACAGAAAACAGCAGGAGCACCATCCCACTTGGTAGTAATCTTCATATTATTATTACCAGAAGTACTAAAAACTCTAGACAACTCATCCAAAAACAAGAAAGCATCATGAGCACCCCTCTTACCATCAAGGAGAATACTATCTTCTAAGTGTTCCAAGTGTGTGTTCTTACTCATTAGTATATCTTAGCATAAGGTCCATATCTACGACCAGCTTTCATTGCTGTCCAGACCATATTAGTAGCAAACTTATCTCTATCTTTACTGTCGATAGAAAAGAAGAGACCTAACCATTTAATCTGTTGACACTTTACATTAGCAATAAAGGAAGTACCTTTTTCTGGATGGAAAACTTTTAAAAGATTATCATATCCTTCTTGACAATCATTAGCTTTACCTAAATCCACGCCATTCTTACATAGGATGTCTATCCAATGCTTCCATCCTTTACCATCAGAACCTTTACCAGCAATAAATTCATCTGCATTTTTGGGGTAAGAATCCTTTGACTTATCAAAGGTCTTACCATGATCCTTAAGAAGAGCTATTACTAACTCAACAGTTGCTTTACCCAATCTAGCTTCACCATGACCCTCAGCAGTAGGTTCATATTTCAATCCTGAAAAATCAGTACTTTCATTTCCTTTGATCTGAAAATTATATGTTGCACCACCAGGTGCATTATCTTTAACATACCATTTAGTATCCTGAGTTTCAATAATATCCCTTCCAGTTTTCTTACTCAAACCCAACTTACAAACAGCACTATCATATTTCATAATAGTATCATCAGTACCATAACCACCATACCCTTCACCAACCCAATTCTTTTTAAAGAACTCTGTATTATGATTAAAGTAAACTACATGAGCTGGGTCTGTTGTTACCTTCTTAAGAGAGATTCCAAATATTATTTTAGATCTAAACAATCCTCTCATATAATGATTAACTTGATCACGTTTTATTTCATCTGGCAGAGAAGTCTTAAGTGTTTTTTCAATAAATTTACGAGCTCTTTCTTCATACTTACTTTGAATCAACCATATGTCAGCAGGGTTCCAGTTATCCTTTCCAGTAATACCCATCTTAGGTACCCGTTTACTAATCCAATCCATGAATGAATCACCACTCATACCAGGTAGTTTATATTCATTTGAATGAGTATATTGATCAAACTGACAACAAGCTTGTCCACCCAATTTTTTAATTAATGCTTTCTGTTGAATATAGAAATTCATAGCCCATTCATCACCATCCTCATCCCAGTCACCTTTATAGTGAGACCATATATCACCTACAACTTTCGTAACATCTGGATCTTCTTTTAATTGAAGCCAGTTATCCCATGACTTTCCTTGATTAAGTGCTTGATAAAATATCCACGCAGAACCTAACTCCTGCATCTTAGTCATAGTTGAAGCAGATATTTTTGATCCCTTACTAGCACCAGTAGTTTTAGTTCCTTGAAATTTTACCACTTGCTCACCCAACTTTAAAATTATATGCGGTTTACCATCAGTCTTTATATTTTTCTCACCCTTATGTTCACCTGACTTTACATCTGTAACCATAGAACTAACAAATTTATTTCTAGACTTAGACTGAATGATTCTCATAACTGCTGCATAAGAAGTCTTAAATACAATTTGCCTCTTACCCTTTACTTTACCAAATGACATCTTATCCCAAGTATCTTGGTGATACCAATTTTTATCATCAGCAAGATTGAATAATAATGCCATCTCACCATAAACGTCACCCTCTTCTTTTACATTCTTACCACGAAGACGAGACAAAATATATTCTGGTGTTGTCTGAACTAATGCCATTGTTCAACATACCTACTACTAAGTATTTAGAATTGTTTCCAATATCTAGGATGTAGTAAACCTGATTCTGTATCTGTTCTATCCTTCAAAGTCAATACAATGTCACCAGCGAGACTAACTCGTTGATGTTCTCTATGTTCTGGAGCAGTATAATGTTCAAGACTACCAGGGAACATAACCACATGTTCAGCTTTAGGTGTGATAGCATACCCATCACCATTGCAATAGTTGTGTTCCGTTTTAAACTGGAATGCATCTCCAAACCACTCGTTACTATTTCTTTTATGTAGAACTATTGGATCTCCTGGTGTCTGAATGTAATAGACATATGAAATATGTGAACACGAATGCCAATGCATAGGGACACTCTGACCTGGATCACATATAGTAAACCATGTCTTGACAAAATTTATATCAAAACAATCTTCTATACAAAAATGATTTATATATTCTCTGGCAGACTTCTTCAACTGCTTGAAGAATGATTCAAGCCTACGATCCTGATGTATCAGAACCTTACCATTCAATTCCCCTGTAACTTTCCCAGTTGTATTATCAAACTTACCATCATCAAAACTCTTGTAGAGTGATGGTAGATGACCTGGTATATGTGCTTCGTATATTACAGTAGGAAATGCCTGATGAAACTTAGAGGTCGTCTTCTGCACGTACTTCAGAGTAGTTTATATCAAACTTACCACCTGGATATCTCTTCTCTAACTTAGTGATATTGCGTTTGATAACATCGTCAAAAGATATGTCCAAAGCCATACAAGCTTGTGCCACATACCACATAACGTCACCCAACTCAATAATAAGATGCTCTCTATTGTCGTCATTCCAAGGTTTGCCCTGGAAAACCATCTTCTTAACGATCTCAAGAAACTCACCAGACTCAGCAGCAAGCCCAACGCCAGCAGTGGTAAGACGTTCAATATTGGCACCCTTTCTGTCAAGTTCAACCAAACGGTCAGCAAGATAGACAAAATCTTTACTGGAATCGGATGTGACACCATCCACGAAATGAGAGTATCTATCAAAATCTATAGTCATGAAAATAATTGCATAGTCTCTGGGAACCAAACGTAGTCTAACTCACACCTGCTAAGAATGTCAAGTGCTTGTTGTGGTGTTTCAACTAACGGTTCCCCTGCTAAGTTGAAACTAGTATTCAATATTATACCATGTCCAGTGAGTTTTTTCAACTCACTTAACAGTTCGTACAGTATACCATCAGTGACAGTCTGTACTCTACAGGTATTATCTATATGTGTTACAGCAGGAATAGGTATGTCACTCTTTACATAGAAACACTGGGTCATAAACCTACTAGGATGTTTCATATCAAAATAAAGATGTGCATCCTCCTCTAACACAGATGCAGCAAATGGTCTGTACCATTCTCTCTTCTTAATTCTATTAACTACATCCCTTCCGTCAATAGCGAACGGGTTGTAGAGGATGCTTCTGTTTCCAAGTGCTCTTTGTCCAGATTCTGCGTGTCCAAAATAAGTTGCAACGCTTCTTTGTTCTTGAATGAGTTTAGCAACTCCTTTTGCGTCGAGGGTTTGTGTTCCTCTGAATGTTGATAGGTCATAATGCCAGCCGTGAAATGCAGTGGTGGTCAATGGTTTTCTTTCTTTAGAGTATAGTATAGCAGCTCCCACTGAAATGCCAACGTCTGTGGCCATTGGTTCAAAATAGAACTCAACGTCTGGGAAAGTCTCAACCAATAAATTATTGGTAATAATATTCATTGCATAACCACCAGTCATGCAAACATTATGTAGGCCAGTTTTCTCCAGAGCTGATCGTACAAGTTTAATAACAACTGTTTGAGTATCAATCTGTACCTCCTTTGCAAAATCTGCATAGGGTTTATAGTTAGATTGTGTCAATTCTGTAATAGTATCAAGACCTTTCTTACCATATAATTCCTGTGCTATATTCATATGATTCTCATCATAAAACATGAGATGAATGTCCTTACAATGAAACATATCATCGTCCACATACAAGTCATCTTTTATATGTGTTGTATGTGCATCACCATAAGCACTAAGTCCCATAACTTTACCTGCTTGAAGACATCGTTCACCCATCTGCACCGCTGCAGCAGAGTATAGATAACCCAATCCCATCATAGAATGACCTTTCATCCAAGGATATAATTTTATTTTATTCTCATATACTTTCTCAAATGAACCACCTATAAAAACAGTCTCAGCTTCAAACAATCCCTTAGAAAGACCACCTGCACCATCAATAACTACAACAAGTGCCTCATCAAATCCACTGTTATAGTATGCACCTGCTGCATGAAATTTATGATGACGACTATCCTTTATAATTTTAGGAAGTTTACCATGCTTTCTCTTATAAGCTTCAAGAAATACCTTAGTAAATTTTAAACTATCATCACCTAGGAATGTCTTATCACCAAAGTAAGATAATACTATAAGATCTACTGGTTCATCTACCTTCAGTATATTTTTATAGATGTGAAAGTGCTTATCATCATGCTTCTTACCACTAAATCTTTCTTCCAAAAAATAATGCTTGACCTCACCATCGTAGATACAAGCATTAGCATCGTGATTGCCATAATGTATAGCAAGAACACTCATACTTTAAGTGCTGCAAACTTCTTAGACAAATCTTCCTTAACATTTTCAATCTCATCTTGACCAGCATCTGTAAGACCATCCTGTGCTGACTGTTCTACGTCATATAATCTCATCTTAGAACGATCAAGACCAACTACAAATCTCTTATTCATTG